GGAGCAAGACATGACTGATCTCGAAATCGACCGCGCCCTCGCCCTCGCCATTGGGTGGCGGGAGGATCAGATGCGGGTTCTTGGTGGGACTCTTTGGCTCAAAACTAACGACTTCCCACACATGTCGAACGGACCCCCGTTGATTCCGTGGCGCATGTTCTCCCACAAGAGCCCCGCCGTCATCTGGCCCATCGCGGAGCGGTATGACTGCTTTCCGTGGCGCATGATCAGTGATTGGCAGGCTGAAACGTGTGATCCAGATTTGCATGGCACTGCCAACGCCGACACCGCCGCCAAGGCCGTCGCACTGGCTGTTATCAGGAGCAAGACATGACCGAACGCGAAACGTTGGAGTTCGCCATCGTCCGAGCCGCCGCTGAGATTGGGAGGGGGCGATGAGGGCGCTACCCGCTGACAAGCACCAGCCACCAGTGACGCTGACCGATCCAGACATGATGTCGCAGGACATAAGCAAGCCGCTAGGCCAATGGTTTGCCAGCCGCCTATCGGCACGCGAAGATGTAAGACGAGTATTTCCCAATCGAAAGGACGATCAACTAAATGGCAACAACTATGATTTCAGTTCACGTAAAAAGCAAGCGTAAAGAAACGCGCAAGGTGTATACTTATCCTGTAAGTAATTATACCCCACCCAAAACTTATTACCCATCCCAAACACCGACCACATTCACAACAGCCGTTGAGAATAGTGCAAAAGCGTTGGGTATTACTCCGGAGGAATATAATCGACGAGATTCATTAGTACGTACAATGGCGAAGGCATGTAAGCTTTCGTTCGGAGATTCCTGTTTTTTCGTATCTCCCGATTTTCATTCACAGTATGGGCCCTGTTTTGTCTCTTCTAAGGCACTATGTTATGAAGATATTAAAGCTGACACATGGGTTGAAGGAAGCCCACCCAAGATACTTACCTTACGTAGTGTGCGCCTAGGTAGTACCATCCTTGCTAATGACTTCCATCTTTCTAAGGTAAATCCGCATCATGTATAAAATTGGTTATTCTCCCGGTACAGGGACGGGTTATCCATTCCGGGGTTTGTTGGGGGGTCCAGACACCGACATTAATTTGCGAAATAATCCGGACGCACTTCAAGACTGTGCTTTTATTATACTCTGGGGTGGGTTGGATATCCATCCGAAATATTATGATGAACAAAAACACCCCACCTCAGATGCTATTTTTGAGGGTACCCGAGACACTTTTGAGTTCAGCATAGCAACCAAAGCCATCGATCTAGGGATCCCCATTGTTGGTGTCTGTCGCGGCGCACAATGGCTGTCCATTTTGGCGGGAGGTAGTCTATATCAGAATATTCAACACCACAATGAATCATCTCATATGGTCAAATGGCGACGCAACGATGGTGTTGGTTGGTCAAACGGGGTAGTTAATAGTGCTCACCATCAAGCCATGTGTCTTCATAGTATGCCCCCACAAGAGGTGATTCCTTTGGCGTGGAGTTCTTCTAGCCATATATGTGAGTATATGGATGGGGATAGTATTGGTTCAGATCCCACTCATGTTCTGGAAGCATGTTATTTCCCTAAAATTAAGGGGCTAGCTATCCAAGGTCATCCTGAATGGCTAGATAGCCAGCATCCATTTGTAGATATGAGTAGGGTTTGGTTTAACAACCACATACTTCCGGAGATTCAGGGGGCGACGCTACAAGAACCCCCACTTTCGACTAGCATAGCGGATACAGCGGATTTTATTGTAATGATGAAATCAACAGCTGGGCGTGTTCCGAAGAAACTAGTGGTTCTTAACAACCAGTGACTTTATATCCGGGATTGATGAAATTGGTAGACATATCGGACTTAAACTCCGATGCATGACATTGCGTGTGGGTTCGAGTCCCACATCCCGGACCAACTACAGGACGATCAACATCATCATGAATAATGGCATAGCTAAAGTACATTGTACTTGTAATCATAACGATCAAGATAAAATGTATGGGTCACAAGTTCGCATAGCGAACGCAACCCAGAAAAATGCGGGGAGTGACAGCAAAGTAGTGGTTCGTTGTACTGTGTGCTCTAAGGAACACACTATTTCTAAAGGAGCTTTGAAGTGAAAGTAATTCGTTATTTCCACATGAATACAAGAAGGTATTGGAATCCTTCAGGACTTCCTCATACTCGCAGTAAGTACGCGGGAGCGACAGTTCGGGTAGAGGGTGATACCGACGATCCGGCACAGGTTGATGTGCAGGTAACCTTCTGCTCTATCAAGGACGCTTACTGCCGCAAGACCGGGCGTGAGGAAGCATTGAAGGCCAAGACTAAGGTAGTTATGCTGCGATACCTGAGCCGTGAACTTCTTGATATTGCGAAGCAGGCCAACTACGGATTCCCAAAACAAGGGGATTGGGATTTTGCTATGAAGTATTTTCTTCCTAAGGAGTAATTGATGAGGCCTTGGCTTGAGTTTGATGGTGTATATGGAGCTTGTGGCGTAGGAGTAATTTTTAATTTTGGTGCCCACAAGGATTCGCTTTATAGTACCTTTGGAACCCCCACCGATCATTATGGAGGAATTGGTTATAACATCGCCGGGTTTGTAAATACAAAGATTTGTAAAAAGGTATACGAAGATATCCAACAACACGCAGAGATTGTTTTCCAGTCCCCGGTAAAAACGAACGCTAACACGGGTCGGCATTTCTTTTTCATTGTGTACAAACGTAAGGAGTGAGTAATAATGCGTCTTGGTTCTGATCCCGAAGTCTTCCTTGTCAATCCACAAGGTAAGCATATTGCCATTAATGGTTATATTAACCACGGCAAGTATAACCCCCTCCAGATTGAGGGGCTCCCTTCCGGCTTTACGTTGCAGGAGGATAACGTAGCACTTGAGTATGGCATCCCACCATGCAAGACTGCTGACGAATTCGTTGAAGCCATTCAACAGGTCATGGAAGAATCGCGCAAGTGGTTGCCTACTGACTTGGATTTCTCTAAGCTCTCCTGTACTCTCTTTGAGGACGATCAACTACGCCATCCGCTAGCCCTTAAGTTTGGATGTGAGCCTGACTATTGTGCCTACACTGACAAGGTTAATCCTTCTCCCAATCCTCCTGATTGGCGCATGCGTAGTGCTGGTGGTCATATCCATGTGGAGACGGATCAGAAGCCTTCTGCTGTAGGCATGGCGATGGACTTATGTTTGGCTGTTCCTGCTGTTCTCATGGACGATGGTATTGAGCGCAAGCAGATGTACGGTAAAGCCGGAGCTATTCGATATAAGCCTTATGGTTTGGAGTATCGTACATTGTCTAATTTCTGGATCTTCTCTCCGGAGACTATTCGATGGGCGTGGCATCAGACCGAGCGTGCTGTCCATCTTGTCAAGGAAGGCCTGCTTCCCAGCAAGAGTGTATTGAGCCGTGTCCGCCGCTGCATTAATACCAACGATAAGGACATGGCTTTTCGTTTGATTGATAAGTACAACTTAGAGGTAGTTTAATATGGAATGGTTTTCTCACAATTGGCGTGATATCCATAAGTATTACAAGGATACTTATATCAAGCTGTATGAGCATTCTGGAGAAAAACTGTGGCACGTCACTAGCGTAAATGAAGATCGGGTCATGCTGATTAACCCGGAAGATGGCGAGGATGTGGTTGAGATTAAGCTTTGGGAGGACAAGCCTTTCAATGTTGAGATGATCTTGCCCCAAAAGGCTACTTTTCAAATGGGTAAAGTTGCGTTGTGTTTATCCAGAGTTCCTGCACAAATGTTTAAGCGGGGGATTTCTTCAGAGAATTGTATTATTAACACACTAATGCCGGGAGGATGGCAGCCCAGCACACTAAGCTTCTCTCGCCTAACTGCCTATGTCCAAAAACAGGAGTATTTTAGTCCAACTGAACTACTTCGAGGAGATGGGAAGATTAGTGTTGCTTTTGGCAGACGGTGGTCCTGTACTTGTGATGGTAATATATTTGTAGATACCAAACATTGTGGGACAATCTTATTTAACCAAAAAACATATGACATCAATCTTGTTGTAAAAGCTGAGTTTATTCGTGCAATTGCACAGTATCCCGATATGAAAGAGTATACCTCTAATTAATATGGCCGAAACTCTTGAACAAGTTTGGGCATCCTCCTTGGATGCAAGTAGTATTCCTCCAGAGCTTAACGATCAGTTTGTTTGTGGTCTAGAGCTAGAAGTAGAGGATGTGCGTGAGTTCAACGATCTAGACTTACTGAATGTGAATTCTGTAGAGGATGGGTCATTGCGTAATAGTGGCCGAGAATTTCTCCTGCCTCCAGATACCTTGGAAGGACAGATGCATAGGCTCCGGACTCTATATAACCCTAAAAACAGATTCATTATTAGGGGGCCTGATGCCTACTCTACACGTACTAGTGTCCATGTACATGTAAACTGTCGTTGCCTTTCTAGGACATCTGTACGCAGCATTGTTCTGCTGTACAGTATCTTTGAGCCGGTGTTCTTTAGGTTTGCTGGTAGTGCTCGTGCCAACAATATCCATTGTGTCCCCCTGCACTGGACGCATCTCTCTAATTATTATGGAGGAGCCTTGGAACTATTGATTAAAAAGTGGTCTAAATACACGGCATTAAACCTCAAACCGTTGTCTAAACTAGGTACTTTGGAGTTTAGGCACCTTTATGGAACGGACGATCAACAAGTAATTGAGACTTGGCTCCGCATGATTCGTGTTATCTGGGAGGCTGGACGTAATCTTCAGATTAAGCGTCAGTTGGTTTTGGGAACTATGACTAAACTTAAGGAAATTGAACAACAGCTTATTACTGATGGTGTGCATAAGTATGCAAAAGAACCCATCGACTTTCGCCTAGAAGATAATCTTCTGGATTTTAAATTGCAATTTCTTCCTTAATAATTATGTGTGGTATTGTTGCAGTAATTTGCAAAAAAGACGCAGGCTTTTATCAGAAAGATATAGCGGTCTTTGAGCAGTTGCTTGATGTGGGGCATCTCCGAGGAGATGACGCCACAGGAGTAATCACTGTTCTAAAGAACACGGACTTCTATATTGATAAAGATTCTGGAACGTCTCAGTGGTTTTTGTATAGTTTTGATTCATTGGAATCACGAAAGGAAGCACTTAAGACTGGCTATGCTCTGATTGGGCATAATCGCTATGGCACAATTGGTAAGAAAGATGATGCACAAAATGCACATCCTTTTCTTGTTGAGGATCATTTTGCCATGGTTCACAATGGCTCCCTAACCAATCATAAGACTTTGGCTGACACTACAGTAGATAGTGAGGCACTTAGTATTGTGATTGAGAAAGCAATGAATGGTGACTCAGCGAAACCTAAGACAGAGGCTTTAGAGAGCATCTTGTCTGATGTGTATGGTGCATATGCCTGTGTGTGGTATAATCAGGCAGACCATACTATCGGATTTGTTCGTAATTCTCAACGTCCCCTCTGGTATGTAGAGACAGACGACAACTACTATCTTGCTTCTGAGGCAGGAATGCTGGCGTGGATTCTTTCACGTAATGGTATTTCTCCCAAGGAATTGCATGAGGTCAAGGTAGACCATCTCTACACGATCGATTTGGATGAATTTAAGCATCCGATGACTGTGGAGCCCCTCACAATAAAAAAATATACGCCCTCCACGACGAGCACTGGTACTTCGGGGGAGGGCACAAACATTATCAAGACTAATCACACTCTGTCGAAGAATTATCTCAAGAGGTTCCTAAAGGAGAACAAGGGAAAGTATGTAGACTTCTACGTATATGATTACACAGAAACCACGATTGGTGATCCCAACTGCTCGAAATACCTAATCCAAGGTCAAACAGATCTTTGGAGCTGGGAGCATTGTATTAATGTTATTGTTGATGCCAAGAAACTGGGCATTGATGATTTTGCTATACGTCTAGATGATATTTACTTTAGAGGGGACATTGAATCCTTGCAATTTAACAAGACTACTAATGAGGTAGATGTCTGGCTAGATCCCGATTCTATTACTATTGTACAACCTAAACTAACCTTGAAAAATGCGCACGCCTATAAAATTGCGAGTACAGATACTCACTAACAAGCTAAAGAGTGGGGGGCTACGTCGTGTAGCCAAAGCCCTCCGTCCCACTCTAGGTTATCGTGTCCTGCGAACGAGGGTAGTAAAACCCCAACGCAAGCAATTTCGATACGGAGATTTGAAGAACAAGATTGAACAGTACCAGTGGTTTGCTAACAATAACATTCCCTCTGTGGAATTCACTACCAGTCGGCTTGAAGCACAGGCTTGGTTGGAATTGGGGAATGTGGTCTTCTGTCGTACCCTAACTAGGGCCAGTGAGGGGCGGGGCATTGTGGTCGCCGAAACGGACGATCAACTTGTCCCCGCTCCGGTATATACCAAGTATACCAAGAAGAAGTTCGAATATCGTGTTCACATGTTCAAAGACACTGTGGTCCGTGTTCTAGAGAAGCGTAAGCGTTCTGGATGGGAAGGTGAACGAGACACTCGTGTACGGAATACAGCCAACGGATATGTGTTTTGTCAGGAATTGTATGCTCCTCTGCCCGAAGGCCTGATTGAATTGGCGACCAAGGCCCGTAAAGTAACTGCTTCCGACTTTGTTGGCGTAGATTTGGGATATAATGTAAAGAAAAACCATCTTTTTGTTATCGAGGTTAATAGTGCCCCCGGCATTGAGGGCTCTTCTGTTACTGCATATACCACAGAGATTCTAAAACATGTATAAGATTAATGTTAACAAGCTAGACCATCATTATTCAGAGATAAGTCAAAGCAATTCTCTTCGATATATGATGCTTAAGAGAGATTCTGAACACACCTTTAACAATACTACAAATGAGTTTAAATGTCGAGATTTCTTCAATGACTTTGCATACTCTTTGAATACTGGAGAAGAGTTTACTAAATATGGAATGTTCTCCACCGCTGCAAAATTAGATGTAGAGGATAGGGTTTGGATGTTGCTTAAGTATACTGCATTCGGACTGAAGCATAATATTAATGCAGTCCTACTCCCTAAGCTTAAAGAAACATGGGCTGATATTGATATTAATATCCATCCGAATATTATAGTCAATCAAAGGAAGCCTACCTGTACACTACTAATTAGTCTGAACAAGGCCTGCTTTGCTTCAACTTTCCGTATCTCGGTAATTACGCAAGTCCTGCGAAATTGTAATCGAGACACCTGTTTTGAAAATTGGGAGCAGTGTTATAACATCTCACTTCCGGGAGGTGCTTTGGAACACTGGTGTTCTATCTTGTGTGAACGGGGCACTAGTCCAGAACTACTCACTAGGTTTTACACAGGACAATTCAAACTTAAAAAAGAGCCTCTTTATAAACTAAACCATATCTATCAAAGACATTCTCCTGGAACAATAGAATTTATCCAAGGAGTACACGACACTGGCTGGATTGGTTGGTTCTCTAACTCAGAAGTGGTATAATTATTATGCGCTGCTATTGTTGTAATGCCATCCTGACCCCACAGGAAAGTGTAGCTAAGTTCGCCTCTAGTGGTAACTACACGGAGACATGTAATAAGTGCCTACGCACCATGGATTTGCCTGACGGAGCGGTTATCCGCAAGCAAGGCCCACACCACGAGCCTGACGACGACCTCGATCTAACTGTTGCAGAAGATCCCGTGTTTGATCCGCTTGATGCAGACTACCTAGACGATTATTGGGAGAAATGAGATGGCTGATTTTGTGAGGCATACCAGTTGTGAATCATGTGGTTCCAGTGATGCGAAAGCTAATTATAGTGATGGTAGTTCTTACTGCTTTTCTTGTAGCACTTATGCCGGCCCCAACGCGGGATCGTGGCAACCACCACAGGAATACTCAGATAACAAACGATTAATCCACATCCCAGAAGATATCTCTTTTGAATACTCCGAGGAGGCGTTAAAGTGGGTGGCTAAGTATGACCTTACAGCAGCCGACTTGATTCGCCATAAAGTGTATTTCAGTAAGTGGCGTAATCAGTTGCTGTTCTTTTATGAGCGGTTTATGGGAGGAGATGTTGGTTGTCTGCTTGCACGAAACTTCAATTCTAATACCACTAAATATCACCTAATTGGCTCACGAGAGGAGGTCATGCCTGTCTATAAGTCTGCGTTCGATTGTGATACATTGGTACTTACGGAGGATTCTATCAGTGCAATTAAAGTATCTCGGGTGTGTGATGCCATGCCCTGCTTAGGTAGTACCATTGGTCTACAGAAGATTGCTCGCATCAAGAAAATGGGGTATGAGAAGATCAGGATTTGGCTGGACTCGGATAAAGCACTTAGCTCGTCGGGACTGGCACAAAAGTTGGCGTTCATCTGCGATGACGTAAGGACGATCAACACCGATCTTGACCCTAAATGCTACCCTCACTTTACTATTAAGGAGTTAGTTTATGGCCATGCACATATCAGCACATAAAAATACCAAAAATCCACCCGAACAAATTATTAATCCTATTCCACTACAACATTTCAAAAAACCTTTAATCAAGGCTATTGAAGAGTATCAACAAGACAAGATTAGGACTAAAGTATATGTTGTTACTGAACCAGTGACTTTTGAAATTCTTGGTGTATATTGGAATAAAGCCACTGCTGACAAAGCCTTTAGAAATAAGTATGCACTCACTTCTGTAGAAGAATTTGAGGTTTTTGAATGAAGACCAAGACAAGTGAGCTGACCGGAGCCGCCCTCGATTGGGCGGTGGCGAAGTGCGAGGGCGAGGTAACTGAGTTCGGATCGGATGGCATCACGTTCGGCTTCAAACTGAACGGGAAGCTGAAGGTGTTTGCCCGTGGCTGGGCGCCGTCGATGAGCTGGTGCCCGTCCACCGACTGGGCGCAAAGTGGGCCGATCATTGACCGGGAGAGGATCACGGTTGTCTGTGCCGAAGGCGACTACAACCGGAGCAAGGCTGGAACACCGGACTGCTACGACACCTATTGGGTGGCGGACAAGGGCCGGCAAACATCTGACACCGTGTATGGCCCGCAGGGTGATGATTGGGGTCGCCAATTTCAGATCGAGGCCGACTGCATTACCGGCCCCACCCCACTGATCGCTGGCATGCGCTGCTACGTGGCGTCCAAGCTGGGAGATGAGGTTGATGTTCCGGAGGAGCTTTTGTAACAATTGTAACAAAGGGGTTGACAAGCACCTACCTTTTATGGTACAATATTAGTATATACTGTATATATTTACTATAAATAAATATAATAATAACTATAGTATTAATATTATATATATATATTACTACATATGACTCCAGAAACTACAATACTCAAACATGTTTTAACATACGATAACTGGCTTGTTAGCAAAGACTACATCTCCCTTGACTGGTTCCCTAAAGAAGTAGTCCCTGTTTACTCGGCAATTAATAACTACCACCTTGTTCATCCGAATACTAACCTTTCATCCAGTGACCTAACTAACCTTGTCTTTGCAGGAAGTATTAAAGACAAGGATTATATCTCTCTTGTAATTGATAATATTAACAAATGCGACGCGTCCGAGGTAACTACAGCACACCTATTAAACGCTCTCAGGAAAAAGCACTTGCTAAAGAAGCTTTCTTTGTCCTCCTACGAAGTAAGCGAAGGCCGGAACTCTTCCAATTCTGTAGACGAGCTTATCCAAGAGCTTGCTACTTTCGATACCGAAGTTCTCGATGATGCTAGCAACGACGAGTTTGTTTCATCTGATTTAGAATATCTTGTTAACTCAGCCATCCAAACACCGGGATTGCGATGGCGCTTAGGCACTCTCAACAAGATGTTGGGAAGTATCCGGAAAGGCGATTTTGGGTTCATCTTTGCACGCCCGGAAACGGGCAAGACGACGTTCCTTGCAAGCGAGGTTACGTTTATGGCGGGGCAGCTTAAGGAAGAAGACGGCCCTATTCTCTGGATCAACAATGAAGAGCAAGGTAACAAAGTTATGCTCCGTTGTTATCAGGCCGGATTGGGGCTAGACCTAACCAAGCTATATCAGAATATCCCTAAACATAAGGAAGCATTTCACAAACTAACCAAAGAAAAGATTAAGCTGTTTGATAGCTCAGCCATTAATAGGCGACAGGTAGAATCTCTCTGTGAAAAACACAAACCAAGCTTGTTGATCTTTGACCAGCTCGACAAGATCGTGGGGTTTGAAAACGATCGAGAGGATCTTAAGCTAGGGGCCATTTATCAGTGGGCACGGGAGTTAGCAAAGAAGTATTGCCCAGTCATTGCTGTTTGTCAGGCCGATGGGTCTGGAGAGGGCGTCAGATGGCTCACAATGTCTAACGTAGCTAACGCCAAGACCGCTAAGCAGGCTGAGGCCGACTGGATTCTTGGTATAGGTAAGGTCAACGATGCGGGATATGACAACATTCGTTACCTACACCTATCCAAGAATAAATTAATGGGTGATGCCGACAGTGATCCTGAACAACGTCACGGTCGGCGCGAAGTAATCATTGAGCCCTTGATTGGGCGATATAGAGATATTTAAATGAAACTTAATAGTAATGGTAGTATTTTTCACATGGCTAATCGTGGGGGACTTTACTCCCCTTGCGGTAAAAAAACCAATCTATGTGAAGTCATTAGAACATTTACAATCGGCTTTTTAATGACTTTTGTCCTAGGATTTTTATTCGCAGGAATTACATTTTTAATGCTCGCTGGGCCTCTTTCTACAGTAATTCTATGGTTTACTGAGGGGCTTGTTTTCTTCGATGACATCTGGATTTTCCCCTTTGTTTTGCTGTTATCAGCATTGATTCTGGGCCTAGTCTACTTAGTCACAAAAGTAGATCGGGTTATTCCTGAGAATGTTCATGAGGTATACCGAGCTTATAAAGATAAATATTGTCCTGTCGTGGAGATTGTTGAATGAAGCTCTATGAAGTCCCCCGGAATACGTGGATTAGAGTAAACGTGCCTAACACCATGGCACCCCTAGATGCAAGAACGGCTAGGCCGCGGGAGCGTATCAAGTTTATTAACCTAGATGGAATGTATAGCTACTGCTTGGATGAGCAAGGTGGTGTAGTACATTTACCCGTAGATATGGAAGTGGAGATTGATAATGGGATTGTTTGATCGTTATGGTGATGATATCAACTGTCTTAAAGTCCAGTTTGAGGAACTACAGCGAAGATTAAATGAATTAGAAAAGAAAACAGAGGTGTCTGTAAGACCCTTTTCATATGGCACCGGACCAACAGTACCCGTTAACTCGGCGTTAGAAAGTATCTTGAATCATTTAGGTTTACAACTCAAGTATCAGTATCCCACTACTGCTTCTGTCACTGTAGTTAAAAATGGTGATCTAATAATGGATAAGTTTTCTCAAGGAGAAACAACAAAGTGAGCCCCAATCTTGATGAAGCCCTATGTAAGAAGTACCCAAAAATCTTTGTTAATCGTCATGAGAGTCCACAAAAATCCCCTATGTTTTGGGGATTTGAATGTGGAGATGGTTGGTATGACCTGATCGATCAATTGTGCCACAATCTACAATTTAACACAGATCACAACAGCCACATCAAAGACAAGTATCCCCAAGTCGTTGCAATGCAAGTAAAAGAAAAGTTTGGTGAGCTTCGCTTCTATGTTCAGGAAGCTAGTGATGTACAGTATGCTGTGATCCATTTTGCTAGCGAGCTGTCTGGTCACATCTGTGACGTGTGTGGCAAGCCCGGTAAACGGGGAGGTAGTGGATGGATTAGAACTCGCTGTGAGGAACATGCACACACTGACGCTTGACACTGAAACAGACATCTATAACAATGGTAATCCCTTCGATCCACGAAACAAGCTTGTCCGTATTGGCTATCTTGAAGATAGTGGCGTAACACAAGTAACCAATGATCTTCCTACGGTCCAGCAGAAAATCGACAAGGCATCCCTCATTGTCGGATTTAATTTCAAGTTTGACTATCATTGGCTGGGTAAATACGGTTGCGTATTGGCAGGTAAGCGTATATGGGACTGCCAAGCGGCTGATTACATCCTTAGTCACCAGCAACACATATTTCCTAGTTTGGATGATTGCTGTGTTCGTCTTGGTCTTGGTAGCAAGCTGGATATCATTAAGTCTGATTATTGGGACCGTGGTATTACTACATCAGATGTGCCTCTATCTGTCCTAGATCCTTATCTTAAACAAGACATTGAACTGACCCACAAGCTCTTCAAGTACCAATGGGATGCCTGTACCCCCGCTCAGCGCACACTGATCTTGCTGGATGGGGATGACATGCACACCCTAGTGGAGATGGAACGGGAGGGTTTACTATTTAATGAGGAACTTTGTAAACAACGAGAACAAGAACTAGATGCACAAATTGAAACTGTACTTCAGCAACTTGCTGCTATCTATCCAGAAGTACCTATTAACTTTAATTCTAATGATGATCTGTCTGCCTTTCTATATGGTGGAAGAATCACGCAGGTTCGTAAGGTACCTGACGGATTCTATAAAACTGGAATTAAGGCGGGTCAAATTAAATTCCGCAAGGAAGAAGTAGATCATACCCTCCCGGCTTTATACAAGCCTGTTCGCGGCTCCGAACTCAAGAAGGCTGGCTTCTACGCCACCAATGAGCCTACGTTACGTAAACTAGCGGGTAATAAAAAGATCGTGGGACTTGTCCTAGAACTTGCCAAGCTAGATAAAATCAACGGAACGTATTATAAAGGTATTCCCAAGATTAACAAAGAGATGAACTGGCCTGCCAAGATACTTCACAGTAACTTTAACACTACTCAAACTAGGACAGGTCGGCTCAGCAGTAATAAGCCTTAACGATAGGGCTTTTAAAACATCGTGAATTCAGGGGAACTCCAGACCGGAAAATCCTGAGCCAAGCTAATACCATAATTACCATAGGAGGTACTACATGGATGAGATTAAACGTCTTTATGAAGATACCGATTTGACTATTGAAGAGATTGCCTATAAAACAGGCTACTCTGTACATGCTGTGTGGAGCATCACGACAGCATATCCAAAGGAATATCGGAATGCTCGTAAAAAGAGAAACTACTCTAAATCAAAACTTGGAGACAAGAATCCTCAATTCGGGATGACTGGTTCTAAGAATGATAAATACATTGGTGAAGTCTCTGACGGCAAGGGCTACATCATGGTTATGAAACCAGATTGGTACACTGGCCGTAAAGGGTCTAAACATGTATTCAAACACCAAGTAGTTATGTGTGAGTCTCTGGGTATCACAGAGATACCTAAAGGCTTCTGTGTTCATCACGTAGATGAAGATAAAACTAATAACAATCTTATCAATCTTGCTTTGATGACCACATCTGCACATATGCGTTTACATCAATTAGAAGGTGCAACGACTAGAGCAAAAGCTCGTAGGGTCCAAGTGGACTCGAAGCGCGATGGAGAGGTCACCCTTGGGGCCTCTCGTGATATAGTCTGATCTATATGGGAACATATAGAGTTTATATGGAAACGATATAAACGTAACAATAATGAATCAACAAAATTTCAGCGGAGATATTCTTGACATATTCGTCAGCAGATATGATTCAGCGACTTGAATACGAATCCGATATTACTAACTTCATGTCCCGCGTAACGGAATCTGATGCAAGATCCGTGGCGTTAGATTTGTGGAAACACTACCCCCGCCAAACCCTTATGCTAACAGCATCCTTAGCGCAAACACAGCATACTAATAAACAAGTCCCTGCTCTTTTTGTTAGGAAAGTATAATGCCGGTATCTAGTCCAACGACCACTAACTATGATTGGGTTACATATGCGCCGGTTGAGTCTTGGATGATAGTGGATTTAGACCAGGCCAGCACGGCAACAGGCATAAATGCTATTTCGTATCAACAAGCACTAGAGAAATACAGGCGACAGCGCGATCAACTTAAGTCGGTACGTAAGCCCCCTGTTGTCCTTAATGACAAGTGATTGTATCTTGTGATGCGGCACAGCTAGAGTGGCGCACTGCGGTAGAGTTGAGTGGTGATTTAGTAGGTCTTGACGAGATTAGGAACAAGCTAGATACTCATTCACTTAATCAGCAGGCTTTTGCCCTACCATCCCGTCTAATTTCCAAGATCTATCTGTTTCGTACCATCTTTCGTGGCAGTGGCTGGGCCTTTGCTAAAGATCCGGACTTCTCTCATGTATCCAGTTCCCCCGAGTTTTGGGAGCGGATTAACGAGAAATTCTACGCAAAGTATCATCAGCTAGATTCCTGCCACAAGCAGTGGGCCGAGCTTGTTATGCGAGACAAGCCCATCATTGGCCCCTTGGGAAGGGCATGGACGATCAACATTCCCACCAATCCCCACACATGGGCCCGTGAGATTCCATGGACAACCCTGACTAATTATCCTGTACAAGGTACTGGCGCTGACATCATGAAGATTGCCCGTATCTCGGCGTACAGGAAGATGAAGCAGCGTAAAATCCACGCGGATTTCATAACCACCGTCCACGACTCAATTGTCGTAGACACTCCCAACGAGAATATTCCTGCCGTAGCTCAGACGTTCCACGATGCCTTTGCGGATATTATTCCGAACATCAAACGCCTGTTTGGCTACGAATGGAAGGTTCCCTTAACATGTGAAGTGAAAGCCGGTCCTAATTTAAAGGACTTGACAATGTACCCTTAAGTGTGGTATACTAGAAGTATAGGGACAAGAAATCTCTATACATTTAACCTATAGGAGTAATTCAAATTAAGATTCAAATTTTGTCCGTTCAGTCTAGCACTCAACAAGGAGCTAAGAAGCCCTATCAGTTGCTTGACGTTGCCTTCAAGAACCTGACTTTTGGTAACAAGGTAGAAGGCAAGAAATTACTGCCCTTTGGGGCACAGGGAGATACCTTCCAGATCATTGCGTCCGCTGCTAATGGGGATGTATTTGAGATTGAGGTTGTTAAGAATGATAAGGGTTTTAATGATTGGGTTAAAGCAACCCGCATTACAGAAGGAGCAGAGGTGAGTGAAAGTGGAGAACAAGCAAGCACATCGGGAAATTCAGCGGGAGTATCGCATCCGGCAGCTCGAAGCAACTATGAGACAGCGGAGGAACGCGCAAACCGCCAAGTCCTTATTGTCCGTCAGTCTAGTCTTACTAACGCTATTAACACTCTTACTGTGGGGACTAAGTCTGCGTTGAGTCCTAATGATGTGCTTGCTCTGGCAGATCAATATGTGAACTATGTTCTAAATAGTCCTGCTACTAGTGATGAGCTTCCTGCTGAGGTCCAATGAAAATCCCCACCCAATTTGAGTTGGGTGGGATGACTTGGACAGTCAAACAAGTCCCCCACCTAAGCAACCTAGGGGAGTGCGAAAGGGATCGAGTAGAGATTAAGCTGCGTCAAAATGTTCCCCGACCAGTCAAAGAGTCAGCTTTCTTGCACGAACTGGTACACGCCATTAAATTTACTACTGGCGATGGCGGTCCCCACGATGAGAAAGAAGTCGATGCCTTTGCTAATTTACTCTATCAGTATATGGTGACTGCCCGGTGACCGTTGCACTCATTGACGCCGACATTGTAGCTTATCGTTGCGCTGCTAGTGCTAATGAAGAACCCCTCGACATTGCACTAGAGCGCACCGATGCTCTAATTGACAGGATAGGTAATGAGACACGAGCCAGCTCATTAGAGTGCTATCTGACAGGAGATAATAATTTTAGGAAAGTGGTTAATCCGCAATACAAGGCTAATCGTAAAGATATGGTTAAGCCACGATGGCTTGAGCAAGTCCGAGAGCATCTGGTTGTGGGATGGGGAGCAGGAGTCTCTGATGGAAATGAAGCGGATGATGAACTGGGTATTAGTCAGTGTACCGGAAATGGTGATACGATTATCTGTACAATTGACAAGGATCTATTACAGGTTCCCGGAAGGCATTACAATTTTGTTACTGGGGTTGCTCGCACAGTTAGCCCTGTAGAAGGTTTGCAAAACCTATACTTCCAAGCAATTATGGGAGATAGTTCTGACAACATTCTGGGGTATGACTTTAAAGCCCGACAGAAAGTACCTAAGTTCCTTGAGCCTAAGATTTCTGCTTTTCTGGAGCTAACCACGGAGCAGGGCTTATATGACTTTGTGGCAGACATGTATTCAGATACCTGTAGCTGGGACGATAATTGGCGTGCCCGACTACACATGAACATGCACTGCCTATATATATGGAGAAAGGTAAATGATAAGTGGCAACCACCAAACGAAAGCGAAAACCAGCCCTTAAGTCAGGACTAGAAAAAAAGATCTGGGACTTGCTACCCAAAGATGCAGAGTATGAGCCACAGAACCTGCCCTACGTAGTAACCCATCAGTACAGGCCAGACTTCCGTATTCGTGAGAATACCTACATCGAAGCTAAGGGACGCTTCCTTAGTGCCGACCGCGCCAAGCATCTGTATATTAAAGAGCAACATCCAGAAGTTAAGATATACTTCCTGTTCGGAAATGCAGAAAACAAACTAACAAAATCCTCCAAGACGAGCTATGCAGATTGGTGCAACAAGCATGGATTTGAATATGCGGATTTTTATAGGGAGGGTATTCCTAAGAAATGGTTTAAATGAACATCAATGAATCCGTAGAAACCCCCCAAGGTACTTATAAGTTTGCAGGAGAACTTACCGGGGAAGAACTACAGTATGTAGTTAAATTGGGGCTTTCGGTACTTATGTATCACAAAGCACTTCCTGTCGTCAAGAACGACATGAACCTCTCATTAGATGGAGTTAATAGTACACAATGAGGCATTTAGTCATTCCTGACGTACAGGCCAAAGATGGAGTAAACTTTGATTATCTAGAGAAGATTGGGCATTATATTGTAGAGAAAAAGCCAGAGAAGATTATCTGTTTAGGCGACTTTGCTGACATGCCCTCTCTATCATCCTATGACGTAGGTAAGAAAGCCTTTGAGGGGCGACGCTACAAGAAAGATGTACAGGCTAGTGTAGAAGCCATGACCCGCCTTATGCTGCCTTTAGCTATGTACAACGAGAAGGCTGTGCGTAACAAAGAAAAGCAGTATCATCCTGAGCTACATTTAACATTAGGTAACCATGAACATCGAATCAATAAAGCTGTTAATAATGATGCTAAGCTTGATGGTGTCCTTAGTGTTTTGGATCTTAAGTTGCATGAATTTGGATGGACCACCCACAACTTTCTGGACGTGCTTATCCTTGACGGTGTTGCCTACAGTCATTACTTCGTTAGTGGTCTTCTAGGAAGGCCAGTAACTACGGCACGAGCCTGCCTCAATAAGAAGCATATGTCCTGTATTCAAGGGCACCAACAGGGCTTGCAGATTGCTACAGACTACAAAGCAGACGGTAGTCCCCTGACTTGTGTCATTGCTGGTTCGTGCTACGAGCATAATGAAGACTATATGGGACCGCAGGGTAACAAACATTGGCGTGGCTTCCTTGTCCTACATGAGGTCGAAGATGGACATTTTGATCTTATGCCTGTCTCCCTGAATTACATCAACAAAGTATATGCCTAATAAGACAGACAGCATCTTTCAGTTATCGGCTCCCTATAACAATTCATATCAGGGGCCCACTCCTCGTATCCTGTTTGTATGTTCAGCAGGATTGTTACGCAGTCCTACTGGGGCCAGCTTATATAACATTCTTGGTTATAACACTAGGTCTTGTGGATCTGAGGATTATGCCCTGATCCCTCTTAGTGCTAACTTGATTGAGTGGGCTGAGCTTATTGTGTTTGTAAACAAGTACAACTATCTTGGAGCACAACAAACATTCAAGAATTTAATCCCAGAATGGAAGTGTCTTGTTCTAGATATTGAGGATGATTACAACTATAATGATCCTAAACTTATTCAAGAATTTAGAAAGCATCATGACGCAATCAAACAGCGATTCCCTACATTTCAGTGAACCTCCACACTCCCTTGATGCCGCATATGAACGAGAAGCAATCGAACAAGGACTGGTTGCCCGACGAGACGCATGTTTCCCAGAGAACCGTCCCGAAGGGTATGTTCGGCCAGCCCCGTCCAACGACTAATAATAATCCTGCTGTATGGGAAGAAGTAATTAAAGACATGCAGGCTAGGGATTCTTTTGGTAGGCAAAAGTATGGTACACCCCTACAAGCATTCAATGGTAGGGATGCCCTGCGGGATGCTTATGAAGAGTCCCTCGACCTGTGTGTTTACTTACGGCAGGCTCTCTACGAAAGAGATAAGGCATGAGCGATGATCTACAAGAATTAAAACTACTCATCACACACAATCTAGATATCCTAGAATTCCTAGACATTCTTAACATCTCTTTTGAAGAGCTAGTAGATATTTTGGAAGACCAAATTGAAGACCAATACGAAGAACTCAAACGTGCCTGTCGATAAACAGCAGTACAAAAAGAAGTATCTTCTACGTATGATTGAGGAAACAGAAGCAGAGAATGAAATTAGAAGCACAAGAAAGTCCTCCTGTCAAGAAGCCATCTCGCAAGTGTCCCAAATGCGGGAACTGGCTGACACGAAGGTATCACCACTCGACTAGCCATCCAGATAAGAATGACAAAATCTGTACGATCTGTGATAGGGGGGATGTTAAACTGAATCCCATTGGACCCAACGCAACGATTAGGAAGTTTTAATTTTGATTCAACAACGATTTAGGAATAGCTTTGCAGAAAACACTTTCCGAAACAAATACGCCCAAGGCCCTAGCGATACGTGGGACTGCCTTGCCGAGCGTCTGGTTGAAGATGTTTGTGGAAGTCGGGGGGGAGCCAGCCAAGCTCTTATGTCAAAAGAGGATCGGACCGATCTCACAGAGCATATTAAACAAATGCGATTCCTTCCGGGTGGAAGGTATCTCTATTACGCAGGACGACCTTATAAGGCGTACAACAATTGCTACCTTCTCCGCGCTGAAGAAGACACCCGAGAAGAATGGAGCAACGTAACGTGGCGGGCCATGTCCTGCTTGATGACAGGAGGTGGAATTGGAATTGACTACTCAAGACTCAGACCAGCGGGCAAATCTCTTAGCAGGACTGGAGGTGTGGCTTCCGGCCCACTCCCACTCATGTATGCAATTAATGAAATTGGGAGAAATGTTATGCAAGGGGGATCAAGGCGCAGCGCAATCTATGCTTCGCTTAATTGGCAACATGAAGACATCCCTGCATTTCTTACAGCTAAAAATTGGTCAGATCAAATCAAGCAACTGAAGGAACAGGATTTCAATTTCCCTGCTCCCTTGGACATGACCAACATCAGTGTCAACTATGATGATGCTAGTCTTATTGGGGGATTGACTAATAATCCTGTATTCATGGCGAACTGTAAACAAGCCATGATGACGGGGGAACCCGGCTTCAGCTTTAACTTTGGTGATAAACAAAACGAGACTCTTAGAAATGCCTGTACGGAAGTCACGTCAGAAGACGACAGCGACGTCTGTAATCTCGGTTCCATTAATCTCGGAGCCATAAAAGACATTGATGAGTTCCGAGATGTCGTTACTCTTGCATCCAAGTTCCTTGTCTGTGGTACGTTACGGGCTGACTTACCATATAGTAAAGTATACACTGTCCGAGAAAAGAACAGGAGACTTGGCCTAGGCTTAATGGGTATCCATGAATGGCTCCTACAACGCGGATATAAATACGAGGTAACAGATGAACTCCACAAATGGCTCGAAGTATACCGAGATTACAGTAAATCGGCTGCGGACGAGCACAGTGCTCGATTCTTTATCTCGCAACCTGTGGCATATCGAGCAATTGCACCGACGGGAACGATTGGAATTCTTGCAGGAACAACTACAGGAATTGAACCGCTGTTCGCTGTTGCTTACAAACGTCGTTACGTCACTGAAGGAACAAAGTGGAAGTACGAGTTCGTTGTTGACGGAACAGCCCAAGGACTGATTGAAAAGTATGGAGTAGCTCCGGATAAGATCGAGTCCGCATTAGACTTAGCAGGAGATTATGAACGAAGGATCAAGTTCCAAGCAGATATTCAAGATTACGTTGACATGTCGATATCAAGCACAATCAATCTCCCGTCTTGGGGTTCCAAGGGAAATAGTGAGGGAGATGGGGCAAGATTTACTAACACACTTGCCGCATACGCACCCAGACTACGGGGTTTTACATGCTACCCTGATGGAAGTCGAGGAGGTCAACCCCTAACCCCCATCCCCTATGAAGAGGCTATGAAGCATAGGGGAACCGTGTTTAGCGAGCACGATATCTGTGATATTAGTGGCAAAGGCGGTAGCTGTGGCGTTTAACGTAAGCTTTGCACTAATCAGCGGATGTATGCTTGGGTTAGAGTTCCCAAGCATCTCTCCCCCAGAGTCCCCAGAAGATGAGGTTCCTTCTTTCGTAGTAGTCTTTGACTTACTAATAATCAGGATGGTAGTGGCTGCTTTCAAAGAAGAGTAGTCCACAAACAATTAAGCCCCCTTGGCTCACGCCTCGGGGGCTTTTTTTTGGTCTAGATTTTCTTACCGTGGTAGTTCCCAATGAGGGCCATCCTTAAAGGATACCCAGTCACCTCCCCACTTCACGCTAACCCCAACATCAACAGCAGCCTGCTTGATAATCTTAGCTAGCTTGTGGTACAAGGGCCAGTCCCACCTGATTTCACTCCCAATAACAGGAGCAATATCTATGGCGTGTCCGGTCAAGTGGCGACTATTCATCGTCCTTGTAGCCCCCTTCTCAAACAACTGAGCCTGTCGTTCCTTGGTACGTAAGCCCTCGATGACAATAAAATCAAGATCCGTAATCTCGGCAGCCCTACGGACTACCTTAACCAAGTCTTCGTGGACCCCAGTAAGGTTCTTTTCAGAACGTACATTAAGAATCATTTGACCTCCTCAAGGATCTTACGTGCCCGAGCAAAGTTAACGGCCCGGTTAATGGAATCCTTAATACCAATAGCAGCTTTCTGTTCGGTAGTAGTAAATTCATTTTGGGCAGCCCTCTCCAAGGATTGCTGTAACGTAGATGCTGCATTAGGATCTTTACCGATGTCTACATAAAGCTCAACCAAAGTCTTGGCTTTCTCTTGATCCCCACGCCGAATAGCATCATAGATCTTATCCGGGAGTTCTCCAGCACGTTTCTTACCAACCTTGTCATTGTTAGAGATAGAGTACATCAAGTCTCGCGTAAGCACTTCCTTCTGGCTGCGCAGACCCTTGGCACGAATAGCTTCTTCTTCAGGAGTGCGGACGTAGCGGCCTTCCCGAGCAGCAAGATCGGTGTTCTTGAGATATACCTTTTCTCCTGTCTTGGGATTAGTCACCCATGTATGATCCTTCATGATATCGGCTTGTTCCAAGAGACCCTGTAATCCTGTTGGAACAGACAGCATCCCCGACTGGGCCCACTTGGTACTATTAGTAGGATCTAAGACGGCTTTACCTAAAGCCACAGCCTGTTCTCCAAGATTGAGAGCAGCACCACCGGGGGCACTTACCATACTCTCTACTCCGGGCATAGAAGTACGGCTAGACCAGTTTACGCCAGTAGCATCACTGAGCTTACCATACACTCCAGCAGAGCCAATCTGCTCTAAGGCCCAGACCTTCGGATCTTTCCAGAAGGAACTCTTGTTCATGTCGTTCCACATCTCTGTAGAAACGATGTTATCCTTGACTAACTTATAGAGCTTGTCCAAGCTATCCAAGCCGGGAACTCCAGAAAGTCCAGCAAGGAGGTAGTGTGTCCCCAGCATCATTACTAACGGTAAAGGGCTACCCTTCAAACCTTCTCGCAGAGCTAGACCATACTGGTTCCAGACACTCACAGGGTAGGTTTGTAGGACATTCAGTGCCGAGCCGACTGTGCCGCCCTTGGCGTAGACCATAGCCTGCTCACTCTGCCGATAATCCACCATTGACATGTTGGTGTACTCTTCAGCAAGCCTAAACATCTCCGGCCACTCTGCCCGAGAGAACTTGCCACTGGAGCGCAGAAATTCCGCGTAAGACATGAATGACACGCTACGCGCAATTGTCTCAGGGACAGTCAAGGTTGTTGAAGCAGCCTTTTGAGCTTGTCCGAGTAAAGACTTAGACTGACCAACAGGAGATTCATCCACCACGCTGCGGGCAGTTACACCATTAGCTTCGGCGTACTTGACCGCCTCACCGATAAAGCTCCCAGAGGAGTCTCGGATGCTGTCAGGCATAACCAAGTCACGCACACGTCCCGGCACATAGTGAGCAGAAGCCATCAACGGACCAGCAAACAGACCGGCACTGAGTGCCGTAAGGGGGTTTCCTTTATATCCACGACCAGCCATTACGGCTAGATAGGAAGGAATACTAGTTGTCTGTAAGACGTTCACAGTTATATTACCAAGACTGCCCGCAAGCTTCTGTAAAATGAAGAAGCTCTTTGCACCACCCACAGCAGCGTTAATCCTTGCAGGACTGACACCCATGCTACGGAAAGAATCATCCAAGGCTTTAGCCAAGGCAGCCTCATTCATACCAAGAAGCTGTTTGGCATAGTTCTGGAGATACTTGACATTGTTGGGCTGCATCTCCCTGATCTGGGCATCCCCAGTCAGTTGAGTAAGACCCTCAACAGCCTTCTGCGTAAACGCCCACGAGTAGGCATTCTTAGTTTGCAGGAACTGCTGTTCAAAAGCACGAATAGACTCCGCTTCCCTGTTCTTCCACGGACGGTCTCCGGTAAAGCCACGAATGCCTGCCTTCTCCTCAAAGTGCTTCTTCTCACCAAAAGCGTTGTAGCCTTCAGCAATCCGTGCTTCCTCAACCATCTGACCCATAGCCTTTACAGCAGGATCATTACGTCCAAGGAAGTCAATCATCTTGGTATACGCCGACTCCAAGTCTGTCTTACGCCGACCCGAGGAGACTGTGTGGTCCATCTTGTCGTCGATAACCAGATCACGGATACCCTGCGCTTCAGCATACTTACCCAGAGCTTTAGAGTCCCTGTTCAAACCAATCTTGGTGTCTGCGGCAAGATACCAGACGAGCTTCTTCTGAGCTACGCCGTCCCTATCCCTGACAATTTCCCCGTCAGCATTCCTCACCAATTGGTAAACTGGACGGCGAAAGTCTCCCTGCCAACGCGAAGCAAGATAGGCTTCGTGAGCATCAATAGGATCAAGGCCCATGTCCTTACGGGTTTGATTGACAGCCTCAAGCTGGTTGTCTTGCATCTTACGAATCTTGTCGTAAGCAGCTAACTGGTTTCCAGACAGTTTGTTAGCAAGAATGTCGGTATCGTAACGAGTTTTAGACTTCGATTCATCCAGCATGATGTCCCACAAGTCAGCAATCTCTGTCTTGGACAAACGACGCATCGCTGTCTCGGCAGGGATGACGTAGTTACGGACATGTAAATCAGTCAACTTAAGCGCATTTTGGCCTATCCGTGACCCAGCAAGGATGAGCGGGCTGCGCGTCTTCATGGCGGTAGAGGTACTACCGGACTGAAGAACGGAAATGAACTTACCATCCCCCTTGGGGCCTTCCTGTTTGGCTAGGTCTAGAATAGATTGGACATCAGGAGTGGGCGGGATTAATCCCTGATCGAGTAGATCTACTCCTTCATCTTTGAAGATGCGTGAGAGCTTTCCTACGATAGAGTTGGGGTCGGGGGTTTGCCAGAGATTAATAGCCCCGGCTTGGGACTTACCGGGCCCTTTCAAAGGGCTGGGTTTATAATCATATACCGATTTAACCTTACTATCATCCCACGTAACAAACGACATAGGGTGCTCAAAAGAGTTGCCCACATTCTCCCGCCGCTCAAACTGCTTGTTCTGAGTTAAATCAAAGATCTTGGAGGTCTTCGGAGACTCCGCAGTATTCCTGTAAAAGAACCCATCAATGCCAGCACGATTGAGGACATCCATCCAAGCACGATTAGTCTCGGAGATTCCACGAGCATTATCTACATACCTGAACAAACCATCTATAGTGGAAGGAGTAAACCCTTTCTCATATAGAGCAGCAGACACGGCATCTTTGACGGCTTTCTTAGCGGGAGACTGACCAGTAAGGATTTCCTTGGGACTCCAATCACCCACATCCACTTCAAGCTTTGGATAGTTGCCTTCCTTAATTACTGTGGGGTAAATCTGACCATTCAGTCGTGTATCCTTAGCAGAAAAGACAGCCTTGCTACCATATTTGTTAGGATGTTGCGTAAAGAAATGGGCAGAACCCGGAGTACCTAAATGGATTCCTTGGTCGCTAGACCGCAACGGGCCCACAATATCCCCAGTAGTACCATGCAGCAGCACCATAGGAGTACCATCTTCATTCTTAAGATAATCTCCACCCAAGGTCTTACGCAAGCCCTCCTGCCAAGCCTTATCCATACCCAAACTATCAGTCAGGCGAGAAACAGCTTTAAGGAGGCCGCGATAACCGTCCTTCATAAACATCGGGTCAAGAGCACCACGTTGCTTACCCAGCTTACCCTTACTAGAGATAGCCCCCTTCTTGAAGTTATCAAGCAGGCCACCACTGGCAGCAGGAGCTTCCGTAGGAGGAAGACGTTCAGAAGCTTTTTCTACGTAATCCGCATACGCACGCTCAGGGTCAACTTCCTTCGGGAACGTCGTACCCGGCTCCTCTTGTAGCTTCTTTATAACCCCGTCAAACTCTTCCCGCGTAAGCAGACGACCACCGCCCTTCCCATCATCAACAAGAAGATCGGTGTAGTCACGGAACATGTTAGTCTGAGGAGCAAATAGTTCTCCCTGCTCGTTCTTAGCAAGCATCTGTTCACCAGCAAGAGATTCTCCAGCAGCTTTATCGGCAGCAGCTTGTTCAGCAAGACGTGTATGTTGCTCAGTACCATCCATTGCTCGTACAGCAGCATTCTGATCGAAGCCTGTCTGCTGAGATACTCCGGCCTCTAGCTCACGTTGGCGTGCCTCAATAGCATCCTGAGCAGCCCGTTGTTCTGGGGTGCTGCGCTCTGCGGTAAGATCATCAGCCATTCGGGCCAAGGGACCAGTATCGCGAGGGACTTCCGGCACAACAGGCTCACCGCCAAGATCACGCACCATTCGTGCCATCGGGTCTTCTGCAACAAGATTACCGTGCTGAGGTTCTCTCCAGAAAGCAGATTGTTGTTGTAGTTCACGCTCACGGAAAGCTTGTGCAACGGCTTCGGCGGAAGTCTTCGGAATAACTTCCGGAGTTGGCGTAGGAGTAACAGGACGGGTAGGCTGTCGCTTAGCTTCTTGTGCAGCACGAATGTCTGCTACAATAGGAGAAGTCGACTTAGCCGTAGCTTTCTCAATTGTGCCTTTAATCGCCTTTGCGCCGGGAACCAAAGGCATGAAGTTCATAGCAGACTCAGTAACTAATTCTGCTGCAAATCGGCCTTCATTCCCACCAACATATTCACCCACATCTCCTGCTTTCTCTACAGGATATCGAGCGGCTTTTTGAACCATCTCGGAAGCAAGCTCACCCTCTTTAGTCCAAGGTTTAAACTTACCAAAACCAAAGTTGCTTTCTTGGATGCGATTCATCACATCCATGCCTGTATTCACATCCCCTTTAGCAATTGCCGTGCTGGCTCCCGCCAAACCACCAGCAATGTACGAAGGCATCCCTGCCAGCATTTCAGCACCGGCTTGAGCAACACCAGAAAGATTGCGGCCAAAGCCGCTCCAGATCTTTTTAAAATTAGGGTCTAACGATGGGAGTTTTAGTGGGGTTTCTTCTTTGTAGTCCGCCCACGGGCCTTCCTCTGCTCTCGCAGATGTAGATTTATAGTCTTCCCAAGGACCACTCATTATTTAATTTCTTTCCATGAAGTAGTAGACGCGGGATCACCACCAAGATATTGCCATTTCTTACCCCCCTTAGAAACAACCGCACCTTGTTTAGGAGGAGTTGGTGCAGTGGGTTTAGGAGCAGGTTGTGCCCCAGTTGAACCAAGTACATTGGGAACTTGTTGCGTAGGCAATCCTGCTTGCCCTGCAACATCAATCTTGCCTGCCGCCGAGGCGTTACGCAAATCTTTAGCCGCTTGCTCATATTTGACAGCTTGCTGCTCCAAAGCAGCCTTCTTATCAGGATCTTCTTCCATCATGGCTGCTCCAGATAACATTACTGCCGCACGCTCATAAGTTAACTTACCGGAAGCCACTTGTTCTTGAATAGACAGAGAGACCTTACCGGCTCCTCGCATAGACGCCGCAGTTATCCTGGAATCCGCTCCAATTTGTGCAGCTTTGATTGTGGCAGCATTGTTTCCGGCTGCCCGCTTGTTAGATTCGGTTTGCTCGTAGCGAGTTTTCTCCATATCCTGTTCATGCTTCATCTTAAGCTCGCGTGCGCTCTTAGTCAAGGAAGCAAGATAGAGTCCTTGCTTTTGTACAGCAGGATCGTTAGAGCGGATCATCATTTCCGCTTGGGTATCCGCTTGCTTTAATTGGGTTTCGGAAGCCTTCAGGACAGCATCCAGTTGATCTTGTTCCAAACCAAACTTATGCATGGCTTCTTTACGTTGTAGGTCAAGCTCGTTACTACGATTAGTAGTGACCTTGCCGGTGTTATCCAGAACACGGCCCTGTGTAATAACACCCTGATCCTTATTCTTAAGGACACGCTCTTCCAGCCGTGCAGGCATGTCCTGCTCAGTAAACATATTATCAAGACTAGATTTACGAGTAGCCTGCTCTTCTTGAGCCATCTTCTCTTTGTACATCTGGCGGGCGAGGCCAGCATTTTCCTGAGCTTCCAAGTAGGCTTGGGGATTCCAAGAACCATACATGGTTTGCAGATCGCCAATGTTGGGCATGTTATCCATAATTAAGGTCCATACATCCAGTCTTCGTCAACAGACGGGGCAGAGGAACTACCCACTCCATAAACTCCTGTAGAAGGCCCACCAAAGCTATATTGCATAGCTAAGTCAGGCCCAGCGGCGTTTGGATTAATTCCCGGTGTCCGACTAAACATGTTAAACAAGCCAGAAGAACGGCCAAGGTTAGTCAGCAAACCTAAGCGTTGACCGAGGAGCTGGTCCTTTTGTTTCTGGAGAGATAGTGCATTAGATTGACCAGTGTTAGCAAGACTACCAATAGTCTGGGAAGCCTGTGCCTGCTTATCAGCTAACAGAGCCATTAGCTGAGCCTCACGTGGACCATACTGGCTGTTACGTCCAGCAGCAGCGTCCTTGCGTGCAAGCACTTCTCTCATGTGGTTGGCGTAAGCTCCAGTGGGAGAGAACATATCAGAGAGTTTGGCAATTTCTGCTTGAACAGCGGAGTTCATTCCACTAGCTTGACTTAAACCCTTACCAGCTTGGCTGGCACCATAAAGGCCCATCCCTGCTTGGATGATTGAACCTAAGTCCATATCCATATTGAAGCCCCCACCCGTGGGACCACCTCCGGGAACTCCGGGCTGTTCCGCCATCTCACCACCACCAGCAGAAGGAACACCCAAGCCCCCACGCACAGCGTTGTTAGCAAATTGACCGGCAAGAGTAGCTAGATCACCACTTCCTGTAGCCCTACCAACTAAGTTGGCAGCAACCGTACCAGCAGCAGGCCCCCAGTTACCCTGACCAAAACCTTGATATCCAGCATTGAGAGCTGCTCCGGGAAGACCCCCAAGTGCCCTAGAGGCAAGAGAGACTCCGCCACCCACAGTGGGATTTTGTGCAAAATTTACAATCCCTTTGCCCAGATTAAAGGCTTTACCTGCTGGAGTAAGACCAAAGCCAAACTTAAGAGCCTTCCCAAAAGGATTTTCCTCAAAGAAGGTTTCAAAAGCAGAGGGGATTTGTGTGCCTGCTCCGGAGTTAAGGAAACCCCCACTACCAGTTTCTCCTAAACTCCACGAATTATAGGAGCTAGGCGAATATCCAAAAGAAAAATCTAAATCTGGATCTATGGAAAAGCTTTCATTATTACCAAAAACTTGATCTGGGGTTAGTTCCCCACCCAAGGTAACACTGGTTTCTCCATCTGTTCCATAGAGATTTCCACCAAGAGTGCCCGCAAAATCAGGTACTGCCATATCTTGTATCCTTATGTCAGGGTGACACTCTTCATGGTGCCCCCGTCGTTGGTCCACAAGCGGACTGTCCCGCCAGAGGTATCTTTATAAACAGCCCATTGACCAGCAGCAATGTCTGATGTAGTGGGTAAACCAGCCTTACTGATAACCCCTGTAGCACGAGAGTGCTGCGTAGAAGTCAAGTGGTAGTATTCTCCTGAAGTACCACCTTGAAAAGACTGAAGATTGTTGTGAGCACGGTTAACAATGTCTGTGATATTACTACCAGAGAAGTTAAGAGATGACCATGAAGAGACGACAGCACCACTATTAATTAGTTGGCGTACCTTCTCAAACCAATCGTTCCAGAAAGCACTTCCCGGAGGAGAACCAATAGGAGTTGGAGGAATAAGAACAGCCATGATTACGCTTGCCCCATGTTAAGATCTAATTCAATGTTCTTGATCCGCATGGGGAAATTCTGTGTCCAAACAAGTTTAAATGCCCTACGCCTAAACCGACCCAAGGCTGTCAGCTTGGGATGCTCAAGGCTCATGTCTACGTCACGGGCTGTGCTGTAGGTTTGGTAATCATCATCAGACCAAGACACAGCAAAAGAAGCGCTGCTGGAAGTCCTGTCCCCTTGGATAGATAGACGAGCACAAAACTTGTTATTAAACGAATCAAACCACTGATTGTCAGTGATTACTTGCATAGTGAAGTTAGTCCCATCATCCTGATAAACAGTCGGCCTAAAGTAATACATAGTTGCCGTACTAGCATTGACAACAAGATTCTGATTGCCTACGCCAGAGATTGGAATGTTTACAGATGCTGTGATGGGGAAGTATGCCGTGTTCTTAAACGCTGTCCGCGTCCACAACTTTTCTTTAAGATCCAATTGATACGACAGGCTGCCAGTATTGATGTGATAGAAATCATGTCCACCATAGCTCAAGACAGCAGCGTTGGCTGTAGTGTATCCCTCGATGCCGCGCCGCACAGGCGGCGTACCGATAGGCTCAAGCTTAAAGTCTTCTGCCATAAACACTTCGGGAGCATTATTAGCAGTCTGTCCGATAAACAGGATCTTGTTACCCCACTTAGCAAACCCGGAAATATATCCTGTAAACTTGAAAGGGGTGTCATTACGCTGTAGAGGGCTACCACTGGCGTTAGCAGCATCGAAGAAATACTCTATACTACCAGAGCCAAGAACAAGAATGTAGTTGTTCATGTTGGTAATACGCTGAATCTTATCAGCAGCCATTTCAGCAGTAATGAAGTCGCCGGCCGTCCATACGGTAGGATCATTCAAGTTGCTGTTATAGATATCAGCAGTCCCCGACTTAACAAGAAAGAGATAACCATCGAGAAACACTGGCTGAGGCAAATGCGGAGTAGGCATGTCGCCGTCTACAATAACAACCTTAGTGTTGCTTGCGTCAATGGTCATCGCTGTCGTACCATCGGTAGCAACGATCTTGGTGTTGTTAGTGTTAAACAAGAACTCACAGAAGCCCACTTCTCCACTGGATGTAGAGAAAGCTGTACTGAGAGTAGTTACTAACGTCCCTGTGGACGCCGTAACAATAGAGATATCAGTTCCTGTAGCTACAAAGAGCTTGTCCTGATCCCTCCAGTAATAGATACCACGCACAGCAGCAGGGGCGGTCCAACCATACGCAACCGTGCCCTCCCTCTTAATAACGTCGTAGTCCCGCTCACCAGTTTTCTTGTTCTGGATGACTTCGTAGAAACAGTTAAGTGCGTCGTTATCTTTTGTGGCCGTAGCATCGCGTGACTCCCACTCAGCCAGCAGGGAGACATCCTTAGTTTGGTATGTGCTAGTTTGAGGGGTTTTGCTGTAAGCCATGCTTAGCGCACTCGTGGGGAGAAGTAAACAGAACCATCTTCCATCCCAAGACCAAGAGTAATAACAAGAAACTCATCAGCTTGTTTCTTAAGGGAAGCCTGATCCATTGTGGGGATTGTGTATTCAGGAGCCAAGGCAACAGCCGTGGCGTACACCAAAGCTTGATACCATTCCTGTGGGAAATCAGGGGTGTCCGTCCCTGCCGTATAGACCTCAAACTCAGCCTGATAAGTAACACGAATAGTCGTGCCGGTAATCATCGAGCTGTCTGGAGTGGGCCACACTTTAAATGCCCCGGTGCCCACTTTAGGCTGATAGGTTACATTGATAGGGACTCCCTGACTGTCAGGAGGCAGGAGATTGAAGTCATAGTCGGGCAGGATTTCCATGGGGGTTTCCTGCTCAGTAGTACCGTCTACACGAATAACCTGATAAATTTTAAGTGGTTTGGGGCTTGACAGATTATAGGAGTTGGTGCCTATAACTAAAGTGACTGTGCGCTCTTTGCGAGCCCATAAGGGCATCCCTAGGGTTTGGAAGTAAAGCGTAACAAGATTAAGGGCTTCTGCCCCAGTGCTCAGTTGAGCAGAGTTAGCAGAAACCCCTTCGGATAACACCCCAAGCTTGCGCAACGCAGCATTAATAATCTGATCGCGTGTGTAGGTGTAAGCAGTAACTCCGCTGGAAGCCATATTATTTAGTCACTTTCTTAATCTTTTCCACAGTCCGTAGACCACCTACGCCGAGCATAGCAAACAGGACATAAAGTAGTGTCTCTGTATCTACTGCCGGAGGGGCCGGGAAGTTCTGCCACGCAGCCACCCAGCTAAGCATATTGTGTCCAATCGTGGCGTAGAACAAACCAAATCCGCTGGACCAACCAACGAAAGGCCTCCAGCCTGCCACAAAGATAGACGGGTGGGCAGCCTCTTTAGCATTAATTTCTAACTGAGCAAGGACTGTCTGCAAGTCCCCTGCTTGCGCCAGCTTCAGTAGTTCCAGCTCGGCTTCAGCTTTCTTAGCAGGATCAGGGAAAAGCCGGTCAATGATCTTACCACCAATCTCAAAGATTGGGCCCAACAGTAGAGGATTCATGAATACTCCCTGTCACTTTTACGACGAAGTTGCTTCTTAACCCAACCATGCTTTTCGCAGTAGGGGCGCAGAGCCTTTTTCCAGAACCATTCTCCAATAAGAACACACGTATACAGAGAGGCCACAAGCGCAGCAAAGTCTGACCATGAGGTCACCCCCACAGCCGCCCAAGCACTAGCAATTTTTAGAGCGTCCATTTTGTCCTGTCCGTCAACCATGGCAATGTTTCCCTCTTGGATCGAAGTAGTCTAATAGTTTAGTACACAGCCACTGGGCTACTTTATATTTGTATCCCTGCTCTTGCATGAGATACAAAGTTAATCTGTCTGTAACCAGCTCTTTACCGTTCTTAGGGAACTCCCAAAACAACAGGGAGGCTATTGTCCAGTTAGCTAGCCAATCTACAATAAATCCTAAGATAATGACAGGAAAGCCTAGAATTTTTGCGGGAAGGGTTAATTGGTTATCTAAATGGGCTCTATATAAGCCCATGACTAAAACATATAAAAGCCAGAAAAGCCACATGTATCCTACAAGAAGAAGCACAGATAATACATATGTCATGCTACCCTCGTCATAGTCATCATAAAGCGCGGAGAACTTGACGTGCCGCCAGTCGTCTGCGGTCGAATCAGCGACCCAGCAGGAAGGTAGCCCGTCCAAGAGACGTTAGCGCTAGAGCTAACCCCCGGCGTATCAGCCATTTGCAAAATTTCAGTGATCGCGACGGAAGCGATGTTTGTGGATAAGGTTGTGCCGTTGAGCGTGATACCGAAGCCTTCACCACTCCCCGCCGAATGTGTGAAACTGATTGCGTACACACCGGCCACGTTGACCGTGAACAGCGCCCCAAGCGTCGCGGAGTCAGCGTAAGTAATGTCCGTGCCCTGATTCGTGCGGACGTTGGTAAATCTAGGGATGCGCGTGTTGGTGGAGCCGTAGCCGTTCTGCGTGTCCACGCGCACCATTGAGCGCGTCGTCTGTTGTGCCAAGATACTAGGCACGTAGAAAAGAACCTCCACGACGTTTGCAGAGGTTGCTCGTAAAATAAATGTATCACCACTTACACAAACAATATTGCTATTAGTTTGTGTCACAATATTAGCATTATTTGTCAATGTGAAAGCACCACCAGCAGTAACTCGCACCAGCCTACCAACCGCAATAGTAAATCCGGTAATAGCAGCAGTTCCTGTAATACGAATATCATCCGTAGCCGATGTTAATACTGTAGTAGTTGCACTAGCCACATCGGAACGAGTTGCCCATGTGGTTGTTTGTAGACCTGTTATTGTAGTTAGAGAAGAGGTACTAGTTATATCACTATTAGCTCCACTAGCAGCGGCCCCTAAGGTAGACCTAGCAGCAGAAGCACTAGCAGCCGTGAACACACCGTCCCCTGTTGCCGTAGCCCCAAGACTCGTCCGCATAGCAGACACAGAAGCATCATCAAGAACTCCCGCCGCAGCAGCACTAATCGTAGTTACATTAGCTAACTTAGTATACGTAGCATCATTAACGTCATTGAGCCAAGCCGATACAATGAGGGTACCTGAAGTAAAAGTAGTATCTGCCATTTAGGTTCCGTTCTTCAATGCCAGAAGATAGGCATATGTTAATTGTTGGTTGTCTGCTAAAGCGCAATCTGCGCTAGCTAAATCAGCATAACAGGATCTGTCCCACGGATAACACACTTCCACAAAGATATCTTCCGGTTCATCTCGGATATATGCCGGGGCGGCTTTCTCCTCTACACCACGCAAGAAATCCTGTGGATGGCGTGGTTCAAAGCAGGAATGACATACATAAAGACCCTGCCAGTCCTTGCGAACATCTTCTGCTTTAAACTTGAAGCCACATCTATCACAGAGGACGTTCCAGCTACCGTGTTTGTACCAGTTCCGCATAGTTATGTCCCTGTTCCAACCATTGTGCGCTGAGGTGGTATTGTTGCTCCACCCCCACCATTGAAAGTTATTGGGGCCGCACCACCAAAAGCAATGCCTCCGGTGTTACCTAAGATCTTACCTTTGATGAAGGGAACATCTCCAGAAAAAGAGATGCCTCCAGAGATGGAAAGGATCTTATTTTTAATAAAAGAAGCCCCACCCGAAAAGACTATACCTCCAGAGGGGGTAATTATATAGTTATTTGGTCCGCTACCAGCACTAGGTAACGTGCTAATAGCTAACTCAGAAATGGATGAAAACCCAAGCATCAAAGCCCCTTCGCTAGCGCAAAGATCGCGTCAATCTCCGCGTCCGTCTTCCCTATCGCCTGCGTCATCCCAATCAGCATTGGGTTCGTGCGCTCAAAGTCCTGCGCCTCATCGAATGCGATTTGCAATTCAACATCGCCCGAACCTGCCACCGCCGCCTTGATCGTTTCCAGCATCCCCACACGGTGCAGCGCCGTCAGCATCTGCCTGCGCGTTACCTTGACATCCTCTACCACCGTCACATGATCCCCCGGCGACTCGTGGCCCTCTGCCACCACCACGCGATAGCCCGCATCAGTCAGAGGCATTTCGTCGGGGTACTCGACCACGTTAGCCACCACCCCATCCGCATCAATCCATAGTGCTCTCATGGCGTCACCAGCAAGTAATGATCACGATGCCATCGCCACCACGGCCACCTGTGCCGCCTGTGGTGCCGCCACCACCTCCCCCACCACCGGAGCCACGAGCACCATTGCCACCAAGACCGCCGACACCAGCATTAGATGATCCGCCGCCCATGCCAGGCCACGACCAAAACGGCTTCTCTAGCAGGAAGCCGCTGCCGCCGTTGTTAGAACCCGCTGCCGCTCCAAACGGACGATGGTCGGATAGCCAAGCACCAGCAGCCGCCAAAAAAACACCGCCTGCGAAATCCGCACCGGTAGTCCCGCCGCCGCCAGTCCCGCCGTGTGTTCTGGCGCCAGTGCTATTTATCGACTGATTACCTGGGGAGCCACCAGCAACAGCACCCCCTGCAGTACCAACTTGTCCAGCGATCAGTTGATAGGCACCGGCTTGAGCAAGCGGCATATTGGCGATTGTGGCAAGCGTTCCTGCCACCCCAGCCGCTCCAACGGCCGCAGCAGTCCCCGTTCCGCCACCGGCCGCTGCAGCGTTTCCGCTCACTGCCAACACATTTGTAGCAGCCGTATTCGGATAGATCGCCACGTAACTAAGTACCCCGCTGCCCGCAGTACCGCCGCCTGAGCCAACCCCGGCGCCACCAGCGCCGACCTGAATGAATAGCGTCTCCGGCAGGAAGATCAGCGGTATCAGCACCGATGCATGCCCGCTCGATCCGCCACCACCACCGCCACCACGAGCAGATGCCGCCGCACCAGTAAAGCCACCACCACCGCCACCACCACCCCCGATGACGAGGAAGTGCGCCATCGTCTTGTTCTTAGGGCGGTTCCACTGCATCCACTGAAGGTTCGTGACCGTGCTGGGCGCAGTAAAGCGCGTAACTTCAGCGTTGCCGTTTGGCTGAGGCCAGCCCTCGAAATACATCAGTAATCTCCGCCTATTGCAGTGCAGACCCAGCCAGCAGCGACTGTAGTGCCAAGGCCCACATAAAGCCGGAAGCCCGCAGGGATCATCATTTCAAGCGGATAGGTCGGCTCTGCAGTAGCTGCGGCGTTGTTTGCCGTAGTGGCCGGAAGAGACAACTGGCCGATAAACTGGTTATTGGTCGCCGTCGTGTTCGTGCTGCCATTATTGAGGTAGATGCGCAGAACTGAAGCCGCGTTCGTACCATCTGCGACACACTTGATGCCCTTGACGTAGGAACCATCCGCGCCCGCAGTGTGGATCAGTTGATGGTTCGCTGAAACGCCCGTGTAATCACCCGTCGCCGTCAGCACTTCTGCCGACATCGTGGTCCCGCCGTCGCGGCTCAGGTTGCC